CCTCATATGCGAAAGATAAAGGAAGAGCACCCGTGGATCAAAAAGTATCTGCCAACATAAACGGCGTTTCAGATAAGGCCAATAAAACGGCATGCCGGTATCTTGGACAAAACGCTAAACTATATGAAAGCAAGCGCCAAAAGTCAGCCAAATGGTTGGCCGAGGATCGCAAGCTTAAGGAATTTTTAAATCGTGCATTGAGGGGTACATCAATATTAGACATCCCATGTGGTACGGGTCGTTTTTTCCCGTTCTACCGAGACAGGCAGTTTAAATTCATGGGGATGGATATATCTCTTGATATGCTGGATCAAGCAAATAAGAGAACGGCTTATGATCATCAAGTGGAGCTTGGAAGTATTTTTGACATAGATACTTGTAATATTTTCGATATAGTTATATGTATTCGTTTCCTAAATTTGATCAAAGCCAAAGATATAAAAAAAGCATTTGCAGAAATGCAGCGTGTTGGTAGGCGAATTATTTTCACGTTAAGAGTAAGACATAACAACCCTACGGGGCATTATCACACTCCGCACCCGGTATCATTAATTGAAGATTCGTTATTACCAGGATGGAATATAACACGGAATGAGGCAGTGCATGAAAGAGACTACCGTATAATTGAGGTCGCTAAATGAGATGGATTGATGTGGCCGGCCCGCCGGGAGTCGGTAAAAGCACGTTGATGGATGACCTCTGGCCACCGAGATGCATTAAATGGAATGAGATAACATACCCGGAAGAATGGAAAGAGTTTTTGACGGTGACTGATACACTTTTACATAAAATCCGCAAACATCCGAGTATCAGTCCATGTAAATCCATGATTGAGCGGGCATTTGGAAAGATCGCTACTGTATCCCGCATGAAGGGCAAAAAGATATATATCCAGACAGGGCTTTTTCAGAGAGGGTTAGGTATTGGATGGCGGTTAAAAGACCCGGAAGATATTAGACCCTATTTTGAAACAATGCCTCTCTCAATCGGCGTGGTAAGTCTTTACGCGGATATGGAGACAATAAAACGACGTAATGTTGAAAGAGGAAAAGACCGTTCTTACATGGTTGAGCCTATGGAAAGGCCAAGACAGATAGCAGTTGAGATATTGCGGAACAGAGTTCCATTGATTGAACTTGACACAACGAGGCCCATTGATGAAACCAAAGCCGATTTGCTCGCCTTTTCTGACCAAGCCGGGAAAATTAATCACCTGTGAACGGCTTGATGTTGTCGTTAAGTGGCGGTACTTCCGCCATTTGCTCAGGCGTAATGACCCGGATGCGGAGCGGGTATATCGATGGCACATCAAAAAACGGACACGGGGGAATGAGCCTCGAAGCTGGAAAAGCGATATTGAGGATTACATAACGGTTTGTAAGGATCTCTTGAAGGACATGCGAAGGCATGGGTATGATATAGAGTTTCCCTTACAGTATGGTAGAAATGGGAAACTAATGGCGGGGGCACATCGGTTGGCTTGCAGCATCGCGTTAGATGTAGAGCCCCTTTGCGTTATCGTTGCAGCCGATGGGAATACAACCTGGGATCAGGATTGGTTTATTGACCACGGGATAGGGAAAGCGGATTTAGAACAAATAAAAGCGGATTTGAAACATCTGAGAAAAAAAGCAAAATGAAACCAATAGTCATAGTCGCTGGTGGTCCGAGCTTAACAGAACAGGATGTCACCTATGCTGACAATAGCGGTGTGGATATCATGGGGGTCAATGATGCATATCGGATCTGCAAGCGGTTAAATTATCTTTATGCCTGTGACCGCCGGTGGTGGCATGGTCATTACTCACGGGTTGGTGATCTGCCACGGCAAAAATACAGCATGGAAAAGGTGGGATACCCGGATGTTATTCAAATGACAGATGATGGCGTGGAAGGGCTTTCATTGGAATGGCCGAAACTAAAGAACGGTAAAAATAGCGGCTATCAGGCCATTAACTTAGCGATTCTATTAGGTTACGATTACATTATTCTCCTGGGGTATGATATGCAACACACAGGGGGCAAGGTTCATTGGTTCGGCGACCATCCAAACAAATTAAATAACGCGCCGCTTAACCGGATTAAAACATGGATAGAATATTATAACGAAATGGTCAAACTGATACCAGAAAATGTCAAAGTTGTGAACGCAACGAGAGAAACCGCTTTAACCTGTTTTCCGCGAATTGATTTGAAGAGGGCATTGAATAGCTGTGGACCTAAATATCTGTCTTGATGAATTTAAAACGATTTTTTTCCTAAATGGCAAGGTAGCAAATAGCAGCATTAAAACTGCTATAAAAATAATGGAGGGAAAACCACCTGTGCCGAAACATACCGGCTACAACCTAATAAGTGCATGTGGAGCCAAGAAGAAAAAAGGATATTATAAGGTCGCCGTTGTAAGGAACCCCTGGGCGCGGTTTGTGAGTTGCTATTATCAGAAATTGGTAGGGCCGAAACCGACAGGGATATTAAAGATAAAAGGAATGTATAAGGGGATGTCATTTGGTGAATTTGTTCGCTCAGTCGAACGAACGCCAAAAGATATACGAGAGATGCACCTAAGACCGCAAACAACGAATATGCTTTGTGGGGGTGAATTTATACCGAATTGGGTAATTAGACTTGAAAACATTGAAGAGGGATGGAAGGAACTGCAAAAAGTTATCCCAATACCGGACTTGATACCCAGAAACACTACGGAGCACCCGCCATATAGGGAATGTTACACGGAAGAGCAGAAGCAATTTGTCACCAGGCGATATGCACAGGATATTGAACTATTAAATTATGAGTTTTAGGAGTATCGCATGATCCTAACAGTAAATACAGAGCCAACAGTTGAGCCATTAGAGATTGATAATATCAAGTTTCATCTGCGGATAGAGCAGGACGATAAAGATAACGATGTCACCTTGTTTAGTTTGCGTAAAGCCGCCAGACAATGGACAGAGCAATACTTAAACCGCGCCCTGATTACGCAGACGCTGGATTATTACCTGGATAAGTTTCCGGTTGGGGATTATTACGAATTACCCCGGCCTCCATTGCAGACCATAACGACATTAAGCTACACGGACTATAATGGCGATGCAAGCACTCTGACTGAGGACACGGATTTCGTAAAAGACACGGACAGCGAGCCGGGCCGGATCGTGCTGGAGTATGACAAGACCTGGCCAACCGATACATTGCATCCGAGAAACCCAATCTTAACGCGGTATGTGGCGGGGTATGGAACGGCAGCAAGCGATGTGCCCGAAGCCATACGACAGGCAATGCTTATGATGGTGACCCATTGGTACATCCACCGCCAACCCATCAGAGTAGGTGCGGCACCAAAAGACGTGGGAATGACTGTAAAAAATATTCTTGCATTTTATCGTATACCGCCATTTTAGGAGGATGTTGTGATACCCGGACATATGAATCGACATATTACGATACAACAATTAACGGCGGACTCCCCGGCACAGGATACCTATGGCACACCGAGCGAAAGCTGGGGAACGTATAAGAAAATGTGGGCCGAAAGGCGGGACACCGGCGGAGCGGAGAGCTATATGGGGAAAGCATTGCAGGCGGAGATAACCACTATATGGCGCACATGGTATGACAGCGGCATCACTCATAAAATGCGGATTTATTACGATGGTGAGGGCTACGATATCGTTTCAATCAATGAGCTGGGCCACAAAGAGGGCCTTGAAATAATGGCAACGAAGTTGACGGATTAAAAATGTATCCAAACGGTAAATTAGAAATCAAAGGGGCTAAGGAACTTGAAAAGGTTATAAGGATGTTACCCCGTAAAATGGGCGAGGATGTATTAGTAAGGGCCACAAGGTCAGGTGCCACTATTGTTAAAAACGAAATCAAAAAACGGGCACCAGTAGGTAAGGGGCCAGCTCATCCGAAATATGGAAGGCTCAAGAATAATATCAAAACAACTAAAATTAAACAGAGGGGCGGTGCGGCAACCATTGCTGTCCATACAGGAAAAGCCTATTGGGGAAGTTTTCTTGAATTTGGAACAAGTAAAATGTCAGCACGTCCTTTTTTCAGACCAGCCTTTGATTCAAGGTGGCCGAAAGCATTAGACAAGATCGGGGAACGATTGGGAATTAATCTTGAAAAAGTGGCTAAACAACTTGCCGGGAGATATCGCAGTCTAACAAAAGCCCAGCGGAGGCGCATGGTAAAATGACAATAGAGGAAGGGCTTTACAGTTATTTATCAACGAATGTGGGTGTGTCGGCTTTGGTGTCTACTCGTATTTATCCGGGTACTCTACCCCAAAACTGGACAAAACCGGCAATTAGTTATTCCCGGATCAGCGGGGAACGGCTTCGCATGTTATCCGGGCCAGCGGGTAGATCAACACCACGAATACAAATTGATTGCTGGGCTGATAGCTACTCAGGGGCTAAAACATTAGCTACGGCGGTCAGGAGTGCAATGGATGGGTATGCCGGACTCATGGGAACGACAAGGGTTGGTTCTGTTGTTTTAGAGTCTGATTTAGATTTTTATGAACCGGACACGAAAGTATACCGCGTGTCTATGGACTTTTGGATATCACATATAGAAACATAAGGAGAGAAAAACATGGCTAACATACAGACTCAAGGATGTGACATAACATTAGGGGATGCCGCTTCGCCGGAGGTGTTTACGGCAGTCGGTGAAGTAGTTGACATTTCTATGGATGGTGGCGGTGCCGCAGAGATTGACACGACAAATCTGGCAAGCACGGCTAAGGAATTTAATATAGGGTTGCCGGATTATGGCACAGTATCATGTACGTGCAACTATGATCCAGACGACACGCCACAGACGAACCTCAAAACATATTATGATGCTCAGTCGAGCCATAACTTTGAAATTAATTTGAGTGATTCGCCGGACACTACGTTTACATTTACCGCATATATAAGCGCTTGGAATGCACCGAGGATCTCACCGGATGATGTGGTAAAATTAGATTTTACACTGAGAATTACTGGCACCGTATCTGTTGCCTAAAAAACTCTAAGGAGAAAAACATGGCTAAACTTCTAACCCGGCAGGATATTCTTGCTGTTGATGATTTGCCAAAAGAGCAGGTTCATGTCAAAGCATGGGGCGGGGATGTCATTGTACGTGGCATGACAGGCCAGGAACGGGATTTGTGGGAAGAGAGCATCCAGAAACGCAAGCGTGAGGATGAGACTTTCAGCCTTGAAAATATCCGAGCCGAATTATTGAGCATGGTTCTGATTGACGCGGATGGTAAAAACCTGTTCACCCGCAAGGATATAGATGTGATTGGCAAGAAAGCCGCCGACCCGTTGACATTACTGTTTGATGTGGCACGTAGGCTCTCCGGGGTCAATGAAGAGGATGTAGACGAGTTAGCAAAAAACTGAAAGCCAGGTCAGGGCGTCGTTTTGCATTCCGGCTGGCCCTGGCTCTGGGGATGACAGTTCGGGATTTGCTAAGTCGGATTGACAGTCGGGAATTATCAGAGTGGCAGGCTTTCTTTAGCATAGAACCCATGCCGGAGCAACGATCAGATTATAGATCGGGGGTGATTGCGAGTGTTATCGCTAATACAAATCGGGGGAAAAACACGAAGCCGTTTGAGCCTAAAGACTTTATCCCCGATTATGAAAAAACGTCGGGGAAAACGTCGGGGAAAATTGAACAAGAAGCGGTCAAAAGAAAAGTGAAAAATACCTTCCAAACCCTTATAACACGGCAGAAGAAAAAACATGGCTAATATAGGAAATCTACACGCGAATTTGACAACAAGCTCTGCGTCTTTTCAAAAGGATATGGGGAAGGCCGCTAACTCTGTGAGATCATCAAGCGCCAAGATGAATCGGAGCCTGGCGCGGCTCCAGCGGAGTTTCGGCAATGTTCAGCGGAGTGTCAAGCGAACGGTAAAGGGTATGTTTTCACTCCGCAGTATGATTGCTACTGTTGCGGGGGGTGCCGGGATAGGTTTGGCTATTAAGTCTTCCTTAGACTTTGCCGATGCCATTGGCAAAACAGCGGATCGAATTGGTTTAACAACTGCGGCCCTTCAGCAATACCGCCATGCCGCTAAACTTTCCGGGGTTGCACAATCCACATTGGATAAAGGGTTTGAAGCCTTTGCCAAGCGCCTCGGTGAGGCCAGGGCCGGGACCGGTGCGATGGTCACTTACCTTAGAAAATATAATAAGGAAACTTTAAATACGGTTTTAAATGCCAAGTCTACTGAAGATGCCTTAAAAATTATCTTCAGGACAATGGACAATATGACGGAAGCCAGTGACCGGGCGGCACTTTCGGCGGCGGCTTTCTCACGAACTGCCGGTGTTCAGATGGCAAACCTTGTTAGAGAGGGGGCAAGCGGTCTCAACGATATGCTACGGGAGGCCCGCGAGTTGGGGTTGGTTATTGATGAAAGCCTTATACGGGAAGCCGAAGAAGCCAATGACTCCGTGACCAGATTGAGTAGTGTATTAAAAATCCAGATGGTAGCAACTCTCCTTGAATTAGGCCCCACCATAACAGAAGTCACAGACAATATGGTTAAGTGGGTTAAACAAAATAAACTTTTTATTAAGCAGAAGATAGGGAGTATTCTAACAGGTTTGGGTTCAGCTTTCATTGGTTTTTCAGATTCTGTTGACATGGCTACAAAAGCATATAGTCGATTTTTAGATATATTTTATGGACCTGTAACCGGTGACCCGAAGAAATTCGCAAAGAAAGGATTGGAGAAGGAACTCGAACTTGCTAACCGAAGTTATCAGCTTATGGTGCAACAGGGAAATATTGATCAGGAGGTACTTAGATCGGCTGAACAACGGATATTTACACTTAAACAAAGAATAGCGATTAAAGCAGATGAGATAAGAATGGGGAGGTCGCAGAAAGCAAGTATATCCGCAGTAGAACGGTTTGCGCCCGGATTTGTATCTGACATACGCAGTGCTAAAAACGTGACTGCAAGCGATGTTGATCTTGATTACAGCACCTGGGTTAAGGATTACATTGCAAGCCTTACCGATATGGTGGATCAATCGAGCGATAGTTGGCTGATGATAGAACGGGTATCAAAAAAGTCGATAGGGAAAATTGAAAAGGAAGTTGATACCTGGACAAAGAATTATATCGGAAGCCTTAGTGATATGGTTGACTATTCAAGCGATAGCTGGATGGAAATTGCAAAGATTGCAAAAGAGCAAAATAAAAAGACCGTGGATATATACGAAGAGACTTACAAAAATATGCTGACTAATATCCAGGGCGCGTTTGCTGATACGTTCTATGATATGTTCACCGGCCAGTTAGATTCATTTGATGACTTCGCTGATAGTATGAAAAATATCTTTTTCAGAACTTTAAGCGAGATGGCTGCAAAGGCCGCTATGACTAAGTTATCCCCATTATTGGGAGGTACGGGAGGACAAGCAGGAGGCGGTTTACTCGCAGGGACAGGTTTAGGTGCGGCAATACCTTATGTTGGTGCTGCCATGATGGGTTATTCCGTGGGTCAAATGATCGGAGGTTGGCTAAAGGGAAACCCAAGACACGCACGATATAAGTTTGACTCTGGCTGGCAGGCTACGGCTGGTTTGGACTCATATGGCGAATATAACGCTATATCTAATATCACACATCATGGCAAAGGTAAGAATATCACAGATACTATTCGAGATATGTATGAGGGTTATGTTGACCAAGCTAATATGTTGGCGAATATTGTAGGGACACAAGGAGCAATCGCTTTTACGCCTCATAAACGCAAATTTAAAATGGAGAACGCAGAAGAAGAACTGGCAAAGTTGGCAAAGCGATGGGCCGAAACCCTATGGAATGCCTTTGACAATGCCTTTGAGCGGATGGGCTTTTCCAGTATGGAGGCCGTGATTAAGGGTATCAATCGGGAACAAAACGCTTTAGGTAATGCATTTCAGGCTTCATTGACCAGCGGCTCATGGATAGACTTTAAACAGTCCATAGCAGACCAGATATACAACACCATAACGCAGGACCTGACCCAACAGCTTATTCAATCGCAGGCCATCCAGGGGGTGCTCATGCCTATTTATGGTCAGATTGCAAAAGGCATGACAGCCGCAACAGCCGGAGGCGGCTTTGATATGGGCATATTCGGGCAGTACGCTACGAGTGCGGTGAGTCAATTAGGGGGTGCGCTAACTCCTATCAAACCGGCTTTTGACGCAATGGCGGATTTAAGCCAACGGCTAAAAGACATATTGATTGGCAGTTTTCAGCATGGTGGGATAGTTCCTGAAACCGGCCTTGCTATGGTACATAAGGGAGAGCATATTTCACCAAATGGCGGGGGTGGGGCTGTTATTATCAATGCGGATGTTATTACAACGAACGATGTGGACACCTGGCTGGCCGAGCGCATCCAGCGGATTGACACATTAAGGGTTGGCAAGAAAATATCTAAGGTCGAAATGACTACGGCGGGGCTGGACATATGAAATACATATACTTGACATTATTGATTATTATCTGCCTTTGCTCTCAGGCGTTGGCTGACAATTACTTTGTCAAAGATGACGGTAATGATAGCAATACCGGTCGTGATGATGCACAGGCATGGCTTACCATAGCTAAAGTCAATGGCTTTTCTTTTGCAGACGGCGATGATGTTTATTTTAAGTGTGGTGATACATGGTCGGGTACGCAGTTAAATATTGACTGGTCGGGTGTTGATGCAGACAATTATTCGATTATTGGAGCGTATGAGGGAAACGGAGATATTGTCCTTGAAGGTGGCGAGACCTTACCCATTATCAACGGAAATAGTGGGGCTGTTCCATCAACATATCAGGGACTAATTCGGTACAGAGATCAAAGTGGTGGCTATCTTATTATCGAAAATCTCAACGTAAGGGACTCTGGTGGGCTTGGAATTGAGGCATCATATGCATATCAGTCTTATGACCACCCTGAGTTTTCTAATGTAATCATCAGAAAAAACACAGTTTATAATAGTGACTATGTGGGTATTAATATAGTTCGCGGTGAGTATTGTACTATTACTGAGAATGTTGTGGAGAAGTCAGGGCATGAAAACAGTAGAGTCACAGCTGGCATATCAATAACTCAATTAGGTACAAATAATAATACTGTTTCACATAATAGAGTATTCGGGTGCCATTCTGAGGGTATTGGGGTTTATGATTACCCTCATGACAATGTTGTGGAATACAATGAGGTTTACGACAATAGAACTGTTAATATTTACATTTCAGACGCTAAAGACAATATAGCTCGATATAATCTGTCATATACGTCATCAAGTTATTCCGGTTATGCGTGGGGCCCGGAAGCCGTGCCTTATGGATTATTCATCGACAATGAATTGGGGTTTACCCATTGCATGATAGGCGGAAATGAAATCTATGGTAACCTTGTGGCCGCATGCAAATACGGCATTCAGTTGGCTAATATGCGAGAACGGTATGAGGAAGAGTGGGCCAATTGTGACCAGACAGATTGTAAAATATATAACAACACGGTTGTTGATTGTACGGTATATAATTTTAGAGTCGATGATAATCCGGGCTGGTCGGGGAACGAGATCAAAAATAATATATCATATACACTTACGGAAGGGTCACTCCATTGTAACGATTATTCTCCCGTTGGAGTTGATTGGGGTTATAACTGTTTTGATGATGCAGTTTCGGGAAATGCAAATGACAACGCCGTGATAGGTGCGCCAACACTTGCAAAAACATCAGGCTGGAGGACACTAACGGCTGGCTCAGTTGATGGAACTGATTTTGCGATAGAAGTGGGCAGCAATTGTATTAATGCCGGGACAAATTTAGGCAATGACTATGATAATACGTTAAATGTTGACAACTGTGATTTTTCAACTGTGCCATCTACTATAGAAATTTTAGATCAAGACGATCATGGAGCGAATTGGGAAATCGGGGCGGACATATACCCATCAGAAAGTGACACGCCACCGGCTGACAATGATTGTTCATCCGCAATCGCCCATTATATCTTGGATGCTAATATGCTTGACTCGACAACAAATGATAACGATGTGACAGCAACCGGATCGCCCAGCTATACAGGTGAAGGGGTACAGCTTGATGGTTCAACGCAGTATGGAATTTTGGCTGCTTTAAGTGATGATATATCCGATATCAGCGTGTCAACGATATTTGAATTTGACGCTGAAATAACAGATGATGATTACTTTACAATAACGGCTGAATGGGACGAGGGTGCCTCAAATGAGCGTGTCTGGTGTTTGGTTATCGGAGACGATGATTCGGGAGACGATGACCTGATACACTTTAAGGTTGGTTATAACGGTGGGGCTGATTCAATGGTTCTAAAAAGTGCTACTGGCCTTGATCCAAATAAAATATACAGTGCTACGGCAACATATGACAGCACTAATGATGACGCTCATCTATACATATACGACGGTGATCCTGATTCTGAAAATTATGGAGATATTCTGAACGGTGCCAGTGGAGAAACAGACGCGACATTAGTAGACATACCGGGAAACACACAAAACGTAGAGGCTACGGATTTCCTCATTGGAGCCTATCAAATTGCGGGAAGTGTAGATAAACATTTTGATGGTACGATTTATGAGGTAGCGGTGTATGCTTCGGAGTGGACACAGGCAAGCGCTGCGTCTTTTGCCGTTTCGGAATATGCTGATTTACCCAGCCCTGCTGTTGAGACTATCAAGCGGGCGTGTGGTGGCCTAACAAGTGCCGGAAACCTAACCTTTGCCATCGCTTGGGATCAGAGAGTAGTTACGCAAGGTGGTAACTGGACAGTCGGGGTTACATTTGACTACCCTGTGGCAAAACAGACCGCAACGTATTCTGGCCGTTGGAACGAGGAAACAGGGTGGACACAGGTTGGGGCAACGGATGTATATTACAAAACTACCTATACTGAACCAACATTAGTCAAGGACCAGGGAATCAACGGCCAAGCCTTGACAGAGGTAATCGTGGGCGATGGCGATTATGCATCACTTGGTGCTAATGAATGGGATTGGGCGGATTGGAATGGCGCAACCGCACCACGGCTTTATATCAATGTCGGCAGTGACCCGTCTGACGATGAAATAGTTCCAACACCTTATGAAACCTATGTCACTATTGCCTGTCTTGCCGGTTGGCGACAGAACGACTTTGACGATGCTGAATTTAGTGCAAGCATCACAAAGGTAGATAGTTGCACAATTAAGAACCAGGCGGGAGACGATGCAACGGTAACGAATGCACTAAACGCTCTTGATGCTGTGGATTATCCATCAACCGATGTCACGGTTACCATTGCAGGGAGCTTTGATCTTAGTTCCGATGGCGATTTTGTTGATTGGGATGCGTTTGCAGCGATTTATAGCGTCCCAGGGGATACATT